GGATTATATTTATTTTGATATGAGCGAAGATTCAAACGAAGTAGTTTACACTCACATTCTTCAGAAGACAGGAATTCTAAAAAACTTTTCTATTGCCAAAGTAGTTCCGATGGTTGAGCTTGAAAAACTAAAGACGGAAATAAAGAAAAAAACATCAAGCGAAGAAGAGTTTAATAAAGCATTTCAGAAAAAAATTGCTGAATACAGCAACATGCATGACCCAAAAAATCCTATACCAGGAATAATATACATGAATGATGACGAAAAGAAAAGAATCATTTATGCCAAATATGCAAAGGAATGGGCAAAGAAAATAAAAGAAGACGGCACTTCAAAAAAAGAACTAGCCAACCTAATAAAAATGATGATAGCCGAATTAGGATTGACTAAAGATGATTTTGTAAATGGACAACGTGAAGACGAAGACGGTGATGAAGAATAATCAAACCTTCAACGTCTCCACAAACTTCTCTACATAAGCGATCATATCTTTGTTTTTTACCAATTCCTCAATTGGATCATTAAACGTAGGCCATTCAACCAAATGATCTGCTTTTTTCTTGATTTTTGGATCGTTTATCATTTCATGGTCGTTCGCAGGAGGAACAAACTTCTTCATACTTACCTCTTGAGACACTTTTGGAATTTTACCAGTATACTCTTCATAACGGCTTACGTGTACCAGCGTTCCACCCATTTTGTTTCTTAGCCAAGATAGTTCATCCTCTGGATAATGGTCGTAGCGAACGTCTGAGATGATGGCATAATCAAACCCGTGTGCTTCGGCACGATTGATGCTCGCCTCGGCAAGATCGGTCCAAAACTTTCCGTTTGTCTGTTTTCGTTTTGCATCACCAAACCATACAAGAAAAGGACGAATAAGAGTCTTTTCTTCTGGAATTTGGGTAAATGCTGAGAATCCAATTCTCTGAGTACAGAATCCGTCGCAATATTCTTTCAAAGGATCGGCTAGAGCAATTCTGCGCGCCTTTAGTCCCTTTTCTTGCAACAAATTGATAAGGATGGACACGAACGTATCCTTACCAGCTCTTGCAACTCCACCCACACCAATTACACGAATTTTCTTTGAGTTTTCCATATTGTTTTAATCCTACGTAAAATCATAGGTTTAGTCAATGTAAAACTATTCGTCTAACAATTTTTTGATATCTTTTTCGTTGTTACCATATAAAGAAAGTATTTCTCTTACATCGTCTTTGGTAACGATTTGAAGATATTCTGCCACATTTCTTTCACTCTCTTGAAAATGTTTGCACAGTATTTCCATCACTTCTTTGGACCACTTCTCCTCCGATTGATTTTTGATATATGGATAAAAAGCACGTCCTTTTGGTGTAACTGCCAAACACAACTGATAAAACTCTCTCGGTTGAAGAATGCCTTGATATTTCTGAATCTCGTTGATCATATCAATACAACGAGGATCCATGCTCAGAAATCGGCATACCATATAATTCGACCAACTCTTTTGATCAGCCTCGCTAAGCGTATCAAAATATTTGGGGTTTCTACCTTCTCGGATATGGTTGATATGGTCAAACAATCCTTTGACTTTTGGTTTTGACTCTCCATCCGTTTTGGTTGTTTTCTTCTTTGGCATAATTATTCGTCATTATCTCCAGAGACTTCTTTCTTTGCAACGTTTTTCAATCCTTGTCTAAGAAGTTTCTTTTCGTGAACTATAAGTCCTTGAAGTCGAGTATCAATCTCTTTTACATTTTTATTAAGACGTTCGTATTTCTGGTTGACGTTTTTTATATTCTCAAATGCAGTTCTAAGAGTATCTGTTATAGCGTTTCCCGCTTCAGCCAATGAACGCTTTTGATCTTCATTTTGTTTACGCAATTGATTTTTAAGCCTGACAATTTCATAAATGCAAAGCGTCAAAGCAGTAAAAAGTATAACAAATAATATAATTTCTATAGAATTCATAAACAAAAAAGATGTGTGAATCTACACACACCCTTGTTTTTTGTCAAGATACCATTTGCCCCCTAATTTCGGTAACATTGTCCAAGAAATGAATCCAACTTGGATGATGGGCAATGTGAATCGTGGAACTGACAGGAATCGGAGGGGGAGCTTTGGGCTTACGAATAAGCTTCAGTCCAGCCTGATCCGGTGTCTTGTCTGCTTTCTTACTGTTGATATCCTTATGACACCATACCATGTTTTCGAACGTGTTTCTGCCACCTTTAGTACGTGGAATAACGTGGTCTATGTTACCTTCTCTCCAGCTAAGTTGCTTGCCTGTATATTGACACACGCCACCATCACGCTTACGAATACTTTCTTTGGTGGGACGAGGTGTAATCAAAGGCATCTTGCTATAGTTGGGCTGAATGATGACTCTCGGAGCACGAATAGTCATACTAGAAGTACGAATAGTTAGATCGTAATCTCTAATGGGCAAATTCTTCCAAGTTTCCCAATCGACAGGCTGAACATATTCTGGGTTGTCCCAATCAACATTTCCATTGTCGTCAACAGGAAAGTTCATATCAATAGCAAGAGCAGCAGGATTATTTCCGTCCGCGCCACCAAGCATAGCGATAAGTGCCTCCTTAACGGTTTTGGTGTTAAGGGCTTGCCATAGTCCGTTGAGACATAGAACAGGTTGATTAACTACATTCATTTATAATATATCCTTTCAGATATAAATATGAACTAAGGTTTATAATATGTCAAGCCTTCAATTGAGAATCTCCTGGCAACACTCTATATGAGTCATCCTCAAAGTGTTGCGTAGAAACTTCTATGATAGTGGTGTCTTCTAATGCATGTACTTGATGTGGATTTAGCCTAGGAATATCTACTACATCACCTTCAGTAAGAATGACTTCTGACGTTTGGGCTGTTTCTGTATTAATGCTAGAAAGAAGCAGCTTACCTTTTTCAATATACCAAGTTTCATGCTTGGACACATGAAAATGCATAGAACCTCTTGATCCAGCTTTGAATTCAAGAAATTTCATGCAATAGTCTGGGCAATTAATTACCCAAACTTCTTTTCCCCAACCCTTGGGGTATATTTCAGGCTTTAATAGTTTAGTCTTCTCCATACACATTTCTTTTTACTAGTTTTACCTGTAGATATGGGTCTAGATCCACTTCCATATCGCCATCGAACAAAACAATAGTTTTGTTAGCTTTGTTGACCACAAGAGACACAGTAAGAATTTTTCCAGAAGAGCTTAGTACTTCATCTCCTACTTTCAGTCTTTTGGCAGCTTGCTCGACACATTTTATATCTTTTTCTAGTATTTTTTTTGCCATACACTTATAACTATGAATCAATTATGTTAAGCGTCAATCATATTTTGTGGCAAGGTGCCAATAACCACAATAAGTACATTTATATGGAGTTTTTTCAGACCTATATTCCATTAGTATTCTTTTAGCATCACGAATAGCGTCGCTGTGAGACTGATAATTAGTCTTGGTTTCACATGATGCTTTATGATGACTACTTGAGGACTTGGTATAAGATTTTTTTGTATTCATCCGCTTCAATTGGCTTGTTGTCCAGAATTTTGAAAACAATAGCCGCTCTACCCACGTTTCCATATTCTTGCAGTATTTTACTCGCCGCGTCTTTACGAGTAATATGTCTGCAATCATCAGCACATTCAAATAGTTCATCCATTATTTTAATAACATCTTTCATTGCCTTTGTTATTTTATCGGCATGTCCATGAGCCATCGTCGCAATTTCAAAATCAAACTTTTCGGTCAGATAGTTGAAAAACGAATCATAATCAGATTGTCTGGTTTGCATAAACCAGTCCATATACACATCAATTACTTTGTCTATGCTTGATATTTCAGATTTTGCACGATGGAGGAACAGATAGTGTGCAGACTTTATCTTTAGAATATCCTGTTCATTATTGTAATATAAGCAGATACCTTCCTTGTCGCGCATTTCCGAAACGGCATTCTTCATATCTTCTATGCTGTCATATGAATATGTCTTTGGACGACGAAGATTCATGCCTTGCGCCAGACCATCCAATGCAGCCTGAGACACCATACTATAGTCATCGTGGTATACCATACCGATGAGAGCCATATCTGGCTCATCACCATAATCTAATACAATACGATTAGTTGGTGTAGTCCATTCAAATATAAATGATTGCGTGTTCTGAGCAGAATCGAGAAATGCCTTGAACTTTGGATACTTGTTCAGTAAAAAATCCACTTCGTTGCCGTTTGGCTGCGCACGTACATCTACCGTTCCGCGAGTACGTACAACAAGATTTCCTTTATACTTTGAAAATATAAGCGTAGAGCCGTCCAACTTTTCCATCAAACGTGCATATGCTAATGATGGTGGTGTAGGAAACAAATCGGGTTTTTCGCCGAGGTTGAAAAACTTCTTGAAACTCAATGACACAGGATTGCCTTCTTTATCCCACAAAGAAGAGCGATAGATAACGTTGTCCTTGGTCCAGACCGTTCCAAAAGGAACAGGTTGAACAAGGTAGCATTCGTATTCTCCAATATAGTGCTGATGCACCATAAAGTGTTCACGATTTATGCTTGTAAGGTCCACTTTCACTTTATGTACTGAAGAATTTGGTCGGGTTTTTATCTTTAATATATTGAGAAGTCAACTGCAAAGTTGCATATATCTGATCAATGTTATCCAATACTCGGATATTAACCTTTGGAGAATATTCGAGCATCAGATCCACAATTGCCTTTTCGTCAGCATCTTGCATAAC